TCTTCTACCGTGTAGCGTTCCTTGTTGAAGCGAATCGCCTGGAGTTCAGACTCTCCAGCCTTGATGCCATAAATGAAGTCGATCCCAGGGCCACCCGCATCGGCCTGCCTGCGAAACTCATCATATTGGTCGGGGTCGGTCAATCTGGCCGCGTGTTCGTTGGGATACGGTCTGGCCTCCATCGAGCGGAGGTCTCCAATCTTGGTCAGAGTGGAAAACTTGTGGGCCACCAGAGTAGAGGTCGCCGCCCATCCATCCTCGCCCTCACGATAGAGGCGGATCAGGGCCGCAGGATCATCCGGTGATCCTGTGATCTCGAAACTGGACTCAGGGACATTGATCGTGCCATCGCGCTCGATGCGCTCGATTCTGCCCCTGGCCCTGCCGCCTGGATTGTCCCAGGAAACAAAGTCACCGACGGAGAGCGCGTCTGGCGCGGCGCGGTCTTGATTGTCAATCGTGTCCATTCTGCTGACCCTTTCATTTGCCCAGGACTCGCCTGGATCACCACCCCAGAGTGCCCAGGCGATACGCCCTGCGCTCGGATAACCTTCCTCGCCGGGACTGAACCCCTCGGCCTGTTTATCTACTGCATGACGCGCAAAGAAACTTGCCATGCGTCGCACGGTATCCACACTAAGTTCTCGACGATTTGCAAGGTCTCGGGCGCGAGCGACTCCAATCTCCGTTCCACCTCGTCCAAACTCAGCCCGCCAGTCGAGTCCTCGCTGGGCCTCCTCTGCCATCGCCTCGGTCGGTCGTGTATCAATCTCGGTTCCCTTGTAGTCCGCCATTTATGCCGCCATCAAGAAGATGATTTCCTCATCGGTCGGGTTAATAATACCGCCCGCCTGTACCGATTGAATATCTGTTTGCACCTCTATCGCATACAGTTTGGCCCCCGCAGAGACCCCGCCGAAAACAGTCACCAGACCAGTCTCGCTTGTGGCCTGCACAAAGGGCAGGGCCGCAGATGCGGAGATGGAAATCTCCACCGGGCGCGGGTTAAATTCCAGAAACTTGGCCTTGCTCTTTCGGCCCTTGCGATTGGTTTCGACCGGAACCGTGACCTCTCCGACGCTAGAAGTGGCCGACACCCCTGGAACCGTGGCGATCCCATCACCCTCGCCGATGGCGATGGCCGTGCCGACAGAGGCGGTGGCCTGCTGGCCCGTGACCGTTGCGGTTCGAGATTCTGTGCCTGTAGCCGAAACTTCTGCTATGGCCGACTGCGCTTCTTGGCCCGTGACCGCCTGGGTGGGCGACTGCACTCCAGCCGCAGAAACAGTCCCAATGGATGAGGTGGCCTCTAAGCCTATGAGGGTTGCGGTCGCATTGACCACACCACCATCGTCAAAGTCTCCAGCCTGATCGTCGAATAGACCGACGACTTCATCAAACAGAATCATGCGATCCTGATAAGACTGCTACCACCAGCACCAGGGAAATCGACGGTAAAGGTTCCGTTGACACTCGAAACATTCTGGCCGAAGTCAAACACGGCCACGGCCTTGTCGGATTTGCTGGAGTTGTAGATCAGGCATCCGCGAGCGGTGATCGTGGAGTTCGCCCAGGCGGGATCGGAAAAGGTCAGATACGCGGTCGAGGTTGCGAGCCCGGTAGTAAATCCGCTAAGAGTCTCGCCGCCCGCCGTGTATCCCGTACCCGAGACCTCGTTGGTGGCCGAGTAAGCGGTCGTGGCCGCGCTCAGAGTGGCCGCGTCTGTGTATAAGGCGATCTTGTAGGTGTCTGTGGAGGCGTGAACCCCCTCCAGAATCTCTTGCTTGTAGGAGTTGCAGAGTGCGCTAGTGATTGCCATTATTCCTCCACGGCCCCGGTGACCATGCCTTTGGCATCACGCACCAGTTTGATTTTCTTTGCTTCCTTCTTGACCTCGGTCTCGACCCGAAGATTCAGGTCCATCGGGGACGATTTGACCTCGAAGGTTCCGTTTAAGACGGGGTGGATGTTGATGGTTTGAGACCGTTCTTGCTCGGGTGCGTCCTCGGGCTCCGCGCTTCCCGTGATCGTTGGCGGGGCTTGCATCTTCTGACCGAATGGCTCAAATGCCATCTGGACTCCGTATTGTTCAGCAAGTTGTTTCTCCAAGGCGATTTGTTCGAAGGTCTCCTCGACATCCCGACCGTAGACATTGGCGATGTCTTGCATCGACAGGATGCCGTTTTGTAGGCCGATGACATTCGCTTGAATCTCTCTCTGCGGGTCCACCCAGGCGAAGCCCCGCGCACGGAAGTGGGCGTTATCCGCAAACTTATTGTATTTCGTGATCGGGAGCGGCATCCGGTTGGCGGTCATCGCTTGCAACATCCATCGCCGGAAAACAGGCTCGACGAAGTGGTGAATCATTATGTTTTGGAGCATCTTGTAGAAGTCACGGTCGGCGAGTTCGCCTGCCCTGATGCTCGAATAGGAGACCGCAGTCAGATCATTTGCCAGAGCATAGTAGGAGACCCCGAGGCCAGAGGCGATGCCACGAAGGATAGCCTTCTCGAAGTCACCGAAAGCGGTCGTCGGGTGATTGGGATCGAATGCCTTGAAGTCCACGCCCGCAGGCAATTGGTGGAAGGTTCCCGGCTCCGCATTCATTATCGGGACGAATTGCTCCTCGATGTCGTCCGGTGTGAACCCGTCACCCTGGGGCGAGGTGAAAAAGCCCATCTTGCTCGCACCCGTCCTGGCCGCGACCAGTTCCGCCTCACGATACCCATGGAGCATCTTGAGGGACTCAATCGCGCACGACATCCAAGGGACACCCCGGGTCTGTTGAGCGCGGTCGGGCAGATATATGTGGAGAATCTTGTCCGCAGAGACCCGCTCATGGAATCGGGTCAGACCGCGAGAATACTCAAGGTCGCCGGGATGCTCGGTCAGCATATAGTAGGCGAGCGGTTTCCTGTAGTCGTTGAGTTCGACACCCATCCGCACCCGCTTGCCGTTGGCGAGGAGTTCGTTCTTTTCCTCGTCCAGTTGGTCCGGCTCGATGAATTCGATTGCGAATTTGTCGTCGTTGTCGTAGTTGACCATCCTCACGATGACCTCGCCATCGCGGGCCAGGGACTCGATGAACAGTCTTTGAGCGTCGACAAAGTTCATCTTGCCATCGACCGTGCAATTTCCAAGGCGCGACCAGCGAGCCCAGGCGTTCTCCACGATGGTGTTGCCCACCTTGTCGAATGTCCCGTCCTCGTTTTTCGCTTTTACTTGCAGGCTCACGCCACGCTCACCCACCACATTGGTCTTGAGGAGGTTGAGATAGCGCCGCGCATACTCATTGTTTCTCGATAAATCACGCGCTCTATTGCGTAAAACCTTGAGGGCATAACGAATCTCGGAGTCTGGCGACCGTGTGGAGGTCAGAAAGTCAGCGAACAGTCGATTGTTTTGCGCCCCCTGATACATCCGAAAAGCCTTGGCGGGCTTTTTGCGCTTGAATAAGTCTAGGAATTTCATAGGAATCGCACCTTAATCGTGGTCCCGGTCGCTTGTTTCTTTTGGATTCTCTGCGCCCGCACCTCTTTGTTGTATTCCTCTTGATAGTAATCGCGGGCCTTGATGAGCTCATCGAACGATAGTTTGGTCAGACTGCGGCCTGCCACGGAGTAGTTCGCCACATCCGCATCCGCTTTGCCTTCGAGGAGACTATTGATCTTGGCCAGCATGATCTCGGCATGAGTCCGAGGGTCCGCCCCGTTTACATCCAGATCAGGGATGGCCGTGAAAAAGCCTCGGTCGATAACGATCCGATTCGAGTCCGAATTTCGGACGGCCTCAAGTTGCCAATGGTAGAAGCCTGGGACAAAGTTCGCCGTGACCGAAGATGCCGCCGTGAACAGATAGTCGTTTTCATACGCGGTCCCGGTGAGCAGAATCTCGGTGTTGCCGCCAGCCGTTATGCGGGCGACATAGGACATCGTGTATTCGGTGTTTGGGTAATCTGAGCCGAGGTCCACACGCCGCCATTGAACATAGTCGCCGACGACAATGGTCTCAGGCTCGACGGTCGGGGACTGTGCGGGATCAAATAGATTTGCCATGCGCTCCTCGCATTTGTTTGCCCGATTCTACCGCCAAGACTGCACAAATCCACCAGTTTGTCGTGAGTTTCTTTTGGGTTGGGGTGACTGTTTCGGCTCGGGCGGGTTTTCGTGTTTCATCATCACCCGGTCTGCCATTGCATTGATGTTCAAATTCAGGATGCCGAGCGCGGCCATAGCGTACACTCGGACATCGAGCGCTTCATTGCGAGGTCTGATCTTTACCCATTCGCGCCGTGCGAAGCCCTTATGGTATCGGGTGACCAGTTTCTCGGCGGTCAGTTGGCGGAAGTATTCGTCCGACCGGGAGAGCGGAAAGTGCATATACCCTGGCCCAGGCTCCGTGATCCGCATCCGAGAGAACAGGACATCCTTGGCGGTGTCCACCCCAATCGGAAACAGTTTGATCTTGCCGATGTTGTTGCGCCCAGGTTTGCCGACCAGGGGTTTGCCCTCGCCGCCCACGCCCTTTATCGCAAAAATGCGCTTGCCCTCTCTGGGCCGCACATAGTTGTAAACCGAGTTTGTGTGGTGACCACCGGAATCCACGCAAGCGGCGCGGATCATCAGGATCGAATCATCCTCGCGCTCAAACTGTTGGCTGAGAATCGAGTCCATGTCTTGCCAGACTGCGGGGCTGGACGGGTCACCGTAGACCGTCCGATAGTCAATCGACCAGGACTCATCATCGCGGCCCCAGCCGACAATCTCGACCTCCAGGCGGTCATCCTGCACATCCACCCCGGCGGTCAATAGCACGACCTCCATCGGAAGGGTCTCGCCGAAGGGTTCCCGCCGCTCCGCGATTGCGTAGTCGTCCACCTGTTCGCCCTGTTCCTCCCAGGTCTCGCCTAAGTAAGTGTTTATCCACACCCGCAGGGTGGCGGGTTGTTTCTTAGCCTCCAGAAACTCTCGCACCGCAACATCCAGAGGGGTCCAGGGTGAATACAGTCCAGACAGATGAAAGCCTGCGACGCGCTTAAACTCAGAAGTGGGTGACCACTTACCATGCCGAATCGCCCTCACTCGCTCGGCATCGGTCCAGAGAGAGCCGCACTCCTCGCAGGCATATTGGGCGGTCTCCGGTTTGTCTTGCTCCCATTGGACGCTCGACCACTTGAGGGATTGCTCATGCTTACAGTGCGGGCATGGGACGAAATAGAGACGCTTGTCCGACTCCTCGAACGCCGCCTCGATGCGCGAGTTGCCCTTGTTCGTCGGGGTCGAAAACAGTCCGATGCGCCGATTCCAAAAGGTCGATGCCCTCTTGCGGGCCAGGGAGACAGGATCACCCTCTGAGCCTGCGGAGACGGGATAGCGGTCCACTTCATCGCATAGGACCACCCGCACGGGTCGAGAGGCCAGGGACGATGGACTGTTCGCACCGCAGGCCGTTATATGCCCGCCAGGGAATATCTTGTGGAGGGTCGTGTTGCCCGAGTCTCTCGCCCTGGGGTCTTTCACCAGACCTTGCAGGGCAGGGGTGTCTCTAAGCATCGGAGCCAGCCGGTCCTTGCTCCAGGTCTGAGCCATGTCTAGAGTGGGCTGGACCACCAGCATCGGGCTCGGGTCTTGGGCGACATGGAAGCCGATCACATTGTTGAGAATCTCGGTCTTGCCCACCTGGGCCGATGACATCACGACCACCATCTCCACGGAGGGGTCAGAGAATGCGTCCATGATGCCCCTCTGATACTCGGCCCTTGAGGTAATCCATTGGCCGGGTTCCGCAGATGCCTCGGGAGACAGTTTGCGGTCTTGGTCCGCCCAGTCCGAAACCTTGAGATCAGGCGGTGGCTTGAACGCCCTCAGAGTCTTGCGGATGAGTTTCTGAATCTGCGAGTTCA